CCTTCTGGCGAGCTTCCAACCGTTCCAAGCGTTGCTGGCAAAGCAAGGTTATTCGTCTGAACGAAAGTCCTCTTGTAATCAACTCCGAAAGATCCAACTTGTGACATATTCTGTTTCCTCCACCATTAAGCGTAAATTACAGCCTGAAGTGCAGGAGCAGCACAGCACAAGTTACCTTCCACGAGTATTACCGTGAACATAGCATCTTGGTCTACCGGCCTAGCCATTTCTGGAGCAAGCGGCTTAAAGTCTGCACCACGAACCATGTCAAACGACCAATACTTAGTATTGAGTAGTCGGCATGAGTTTGTTTCAAGCACTGCTGAACCGAATCCACCGTCAAACACGAAATCGCATCCGTCATAGCTAAATACACGGAAACCAGCTACAGCCTTCTTGGTAGGAAGCTGAACACGCTGAATAGCCGTAAGTGAGCTATGAAGAAACTTCCATGCCGTACGATCCATCAGACCAAGGTCAGGCTGCTCATCACCTCGAACGATTTGACTGATCGTATCGGAGATAGTCTCCTGAACATTGGAAGCTGAAAGGGTTACGTTTACTGCAAGGTTACGCGCCCAAGTGTTTGTACCACGGTCGATAGTTCCGTATGTTCCAGAACCAGGCGAAGTGGATACGGCCTTCTTGATACCGTCAAACTCAAGTCCACTAGAACCAGTTCCGTCACCACGGATCGAGGTACTTACAGTGTTCTTGAGGCGGCCGATAGCTGCCTTCATCTTCATTTCAACTAGGTCGAGAAGCATAGCCTCGTCGCGGTTAGCACGACGATCACGTCCGCTGATTGCTACAGGCTCATAAACCTGCTTGATAGCGAAACGAAATGCTGTTGCGTCATCGATTGCCGAAAGGTCGAACGAATCAAATCCAGCGTAGAATCCTCCTACAGCCTCATCATTGTACATGATAGGCTTACGAAGCTCATATCCACCGCTGAACTTACGAATAAGACCCTGCTCGTCCAGAGAAGCCAAAAGCGGATTGTGGTGCAATACCTGATCCGCAATGTCATCTGACTGGTCAAAGAGGGTCGTTACAATTGCCTCTTCTAAATTTGCCATTTTAGTTATCCTTAATCATTTGGGATAACCGCTATGGCCTTTAGAGCCTATTCGCCGTTTAAACGACGTTGCAGGTTATCCCGTAAACTTTTTGCGACTATTCTGGGAGAACCGCTACCTGCGGAGCCAGAGATTGATTTGGCAGCTTGTTTGGCTTTTGCCACGGCTTGTTGTTGCTGCTCTATTACCGGCTTTGCGGTCATTTTTTGATTAAGACCGGAGAAAGTCGGATTGCCGTTTACTACATAGTTATAAGCTGTTTCTAGCACTTGCTCAGGGGAGGTATAACGCCCTGTAGCGTTTAGTGCCTGTACAACCGGAGCCATTTCAGCCTCTAATTGGGAAGCTGTTTCTGGGTCACGGAATAACGGCTTATTACTCATAAACGAGTTTACAACCTGTTGATTGTAGTACGCAACAGCCTTTTGTTGCTGTTCGTTTTGCATCGCTTGGTATCGTTCTTCGGCTATGCGTTCTGCTTCTTCGCGGGTAAGGTATTGTTGTTGCTGTTGAGGCATCTGTTGTTGATAGCCAAGCAGGTCTTGAGGTTGTATTCCGTAGGAGTCTAACCAGTCTAGTGCTGTTTCTACTGGGTTATTGGCCATAGCCTTATCCCAAGCTACGGCACGACGGGTAACATCAGATATGCTTATACCGTCTCTGGCGTATTCGTTTTCGTATTGCTTAATAGTATCGTAAAGCCCTGATGTTTCTTTTCTTAATTGCTCTACTTCCTGCATTTTGCGACTATAGTCAGAGCGCGTCTCATAAGCCCGTCTATTAAGATAGGATTGCAAAACATGAGCATTAGCTGGCGTAGGATTAACAAAAGCCTCCTTTTCAGCGGCGTTCATATCCGCAGGGGGAGCCATAGGTGGCGGCGTTTGATGCGGCGTTGGGCTAGCCTCAACAGCAACATTGTTACTAAATGCATCTTTGTTGCCAGTGCCAGTTTCAGCTTCTACCTCTGGCTCTGTATTTTTCAAATTCTGTTTTAATGATTGCCGTATAGACAATTCTGCCTCTTCACGGTCTACGGTTACTTCTGTATCTGCTACGTTTAATTCTGTATTATCTTCCATTTCTATACCTATCTATTAAACATTCCTTCATTTTGCTGAGAAACTTACGCTCGGATGCGCCAGATTCTTGATCTGGGATGTACCCTCTATCGTAAGCATCACCAACCTCAATAGCTCCTGCTGCTCGGTAAGCAGCTCGTAGCTTTGATTTACTGGTATAGATTTCTCTTGGGTTCAACGGATTGCGCGTTGGTTCCATCTCGTCTTGTATAAACAGGTCACGAGCATTGGATTGCACACGGCGCTGAACCTCTTCTATCGGAACAACTTTTTGCTGTTTGTGGCAGTATTGAAATAGTTTGTATTTGCTCATAAGTCTAATTTTGCTAACCACATAAGTGCCTTTAGACGTTTAATACGATTGTTACGTTTTCTTGTAAATTCCGCTGCTTTTTGTTCTGTTGCTTGTAATTCTAAAAACGCTAGCATTTCTACTTGTTGAGCAGCTTTGACTGCTAGTTCATAACGTACCAACACATCCTGCTGCAATTTACGAGTAGCTTCTACTATTTTCTTTTGTTCTTCTATTTTCGCTGTTATTTGATTTTCTAGCTGCGCCGATTGTAGCGCAGCTTCTTCCATTTTTAGTTTTAGCTCCAAACGTCTAGCTGCTTTCTTTTCTTTGATTTCAGCTAGTATTGCTGTAATTGCTTCAGGCGAGTTTGTAGGAATGTCTGTTGTGTTGATTGCGTTTAATTCCTCTTCGGACTCTGCGCCATAAATAGCTTTGTATATCAGCTTTTTCCAATCGGTAAGTTCTTTACGTTTCTTTTGTAATTCAGGCCGTTTTTGCCTAGCTTTTAACAGTTGTGCCGCTACTTGTTCTTCTTCTTTTGATTCTGAACGACGTTTGCGATACCTATCAAGAATGTCTGAAGTATCGGTAACTGCGCCTACAAGGTTAATTGTTGGCAGAAATATCTGCGCTGTAGAACTTAGTAGATCAAGTGTAACAGTTTGTACCCCACCAGCCTGAACAATCGTTGGCAAGAATATTTGAGCAGTTGATTCCAGCCTGTTTAGGCTAATAACAGATGCGGTGTTTAAAACTACGGTAGGATTAAAAGTTTGAGCTGTTGATTCTAGCCTATTTAGAAGTACAGTTTGTGGTTGATTTGGAACATAGATTTTTCTGGTTGGCGGTGGTTTACATAACCAGCCTGGGCCGAGACGGTCAAGCGTTTGGATCTCCGATGCGGTTAAAGCTCGATTCCAGATTGCAGCCTCGCCAATTTGCCCTGGAAAACTGCGGTTGCCGTCGTCATCGTTGGCGATCCGCAAACGCCGACTGTTGCTGTAATTTGTTGAGTCTGTAGTGGTAACAATCGACCGGCCATCCAAAAACAGTTGCGTCGCGTTGGCTGCTGTCGATTGTCGTGACACCGCGATATGATGCCAAGTGCTGTCTGCAATTGCGCCAAACGAATTTGCTGTTGTGCCGCTCGACCAATACCAGATACGATTCTGAAATCCCGGTGCAGAAGGCACTGCGCTATAAATTAACAAACCAGTAGTACCCAAATCCCAGTCGTCCTTCGAAAAAATTGCACTGTTTGCACTAAACGGCGCAGCCCGCAGCCACACCGAAACGGTGAAAGGACGTGTTCCAAAATTTGCTATTGAGACATTGCCGATATCGACAAAATCATTCGACCCATCAAAATCCAGCACCCTACCAGAGCGATTTCGTACTGATGCCGTTACCCAATCGCTTGCTGCGTCCATGTTGGTCAGCGTTCCGTGATTGCCACGACCAGAGCGGTCGTACAAACGCAAGCCCGTTGTCTGCAACATCGGGCACCAGTAGCCAACTACACCGCGTTCTAACTGTGCTAGGCTTGTCAATCTACTATGACCTCATCGAGCGGAACTAAAATAACTCGTGAATCGTTGTTTGTTGCTGTGCCCTCGTTGCGTAAGGCTTGCCCAAGGTTGTTATCAACTACTGGAGCAACATAGCGACCTGTAGCACGCCAGATAACAGCGTTCTGAGTCTGCACTACGTTACCGTCATTTGTTGCAACTAAAACAGAGGCCGGATTGCCTAATTGCGGACTCCATTCGTCCTCGTTGCCATCGCTAGGCCATGCACCATCGGAGCCAGTTACGCCGCCGGGCCAAGTGCTGTTATCGTGCGAAGATGCCAAGTACAACTCAGCCGTTGTTCCCGCTGTCGGAGCCAATCCTGTTTCAACTTGGAATATAACCAAGTATTCACGCCGCCAGTTTGAACCAAGATCGACTGAAGCACCCATTCGAGCCGAACCGTTTGCAAGGTTATTAAGCGAAAGCGTATTTGTAACGCCAGTAGCTCCAGCTTCACCCCAAACAATAGCCGTTCCTTGTTCAATTAAGATTTTATCAGGCAACGCCATTTTCTACACTCCTTAAAGACTTAACATGACCGTCGCCGACAGTGCCAAAACCAATGAAATCGATCCATCGGACAGTCTGGTTGCCAAGTGCAATTAACTCGTCTGCATGTTCTTGTAAAAGAAAACCACATTCAATCATTGACGCAAAAATTGCTTGTACATCGTTTGAATCCACATTAATCTCTTCAAATCTTGTAGATTTAATATACGTTAAAACGTTAATTGCAATTTCTTGGCATGGACTAGAACTATTTACGGCCGCTTTTTCTAGTTTTGCTCGATAACCTCTGCGAGAGGCATGTTCTTCAATTTGCGATAGTTTAACAGGTTGCCGTACTATAACTGTCTTTGCATTTATAGCAACCGCCGCCTCGTTATCTGTAAGCTGCTGGTATTCCGGTTTTTTCAATTCTTCGATAAGAAGAGTTAGATCCATAATGAATATCCTATGTGGGTTGTATTACCTATTATTTTGCTAATCATAAAGCAAAGATTCCAGAAGCATTAAACTGAACATCGATATTGTTACCGTTTGGCGTAACAGGTAATCCGCTGGCTGCTACATCAATATACATGATTAGCGGCGAGGTAGCTGCGGAACCTGTATCTTTAAATATAATTAGCGCCTCTACGGATACGCCTGAGACTGAGGTAAATGTTACATCTGCGGCATCAAAAACACCGCCTGTAATTGTCTTAGAAGCTAGTGTTACTTCTGTGCCTACTATTGCTCCACTTGCCGACGACCAAAACTCATCAGCATTGTTGTAGGTGTATGCGCCTGTGTCTATCAAAGCGATTTTGATAGTATCCGAAGGCAAATCAATAACAGCGTCAAGAAACTTCTCTTTAGCTTTTGGATAAATTGCATTTGCCATTAGCTTAACTCAATCCCGCTAGGATTGCCCTGTTCATCTAAAGTTATACGCTGTACTTTTACTTCTGGTTGCTCTGTTATCTCTATAGCAGTCGGATTGCCGTTCTCATCAGTCAAAATCTTGCCTGACTTCTTTCGGCCTGTCATTCCACCCATGTTCATTATTTTAGGCTGTGCTACTTGATCCATCTGCAAACGAATACGCTCTAAAGATTGCTCAGACGCTAATCGTCGCTCTTCTATAAGCTTTTCAGACTCGGATAAGCGTATACGCATTTGTTCAAGCTCTAGCTTTTGTATCTCAAGAATTTGCTGCATTTGAGCAGTTTCTTGCTTAATAAGTGCTTTGTCTGCTTCTGTCTGTGCTGTTGCTTGCACCTTTAGCATATCAACCTGGACGGATTGTGCTTTAATTTGCACTTCTTGTTGGTCGATACCTAGCTTTTGCTGCTCAATAAACTCTTTAAATTGTTGTTCTTGTACTAATAATTGAGCATCAAGCTGGTCACGTTGCATCTTTAGCTGTTGATTTTGAATCTCAATTTGATTCTTAACACTGCGGTCTTGAGCCTCCATTTGAGCCTGTTGTAGCCGTGTCTGAGATTCAATTTGTGCAATTTGCATTCTAGCTTGCATTTCCTGCATAACTGGATCGGGCGGAGGTGGTTGTTTTGCTGCTTCTTCTTTAGCTTTAGCAATTTCACCAATCTGTTGAAGTGCTTTAGTAAAGATACCATCAAGCTCTTTGCCTCCCTTAAACCGCTTGATCATGTTTTGAAATAGACTAATGCTAAAGTCTATAAGGGGCGGGTATTGGTCTACTAGACCGCGCATTTGGTCAAAGAATTGCCCTGCGGTTTGTATAAGTTGGCTTCCTTCTTGTGCTTGTTGTGCTTGGTCGATAGCTACCATTGAGTCTGTAGCTATTTCAATGCGGTAATTACGCTTTTTGCCATCGCGGAATATCTCAACGATTTGCTGCTTCATTTCATCAATTTTTTGCAGCGGGTCAGGCATTGGCGGTGCCATCGGCGGCATACCTGTGTCACCGGGTGGCATACCCTCTTGACCTTGTTCTGGCATTGGGGGCGGTGGCGGAGGCTGAGGAATAAAGATTGTCGGCTCTATAAGGGCATCGGCATCGCCTACATCGAAGATAGTTTCTGGCTCGAATTGTTCCGCAATAATCGTACCAAGATTGCTAACAGCATCAGAAATAAACTTAGCAAACATGTTTTGGCGTACAATTAGGCCAAGGGATGACCACTGGGATTCTAGCCTATTTGCGGTTGCTGACTTGTATTGTTCTGATGTACCACGAAGCAGGTCGGATACCTTTAGAGTCTCGTAAAGCTGCTGTAGTGCTGTTTGTCTAGCACCCTGAAGTACGTTAAGGGCATTAATATATGGCTCAATGTTGAGGCTTTCAATGCCGTTAGCGAGGCCACCACGCTGCTTGTAGCTAGGCCAGTTAGTAACGGGAATAACTTTAAGGTCGCCGGTGTAGAGTTGCTCTACTTGGTTGCCTAGTGTTGCGTCATAGAGCTGGTTAGTACGAATGGCTTGAGTGACGGCATGAATACGAGTTGTGAGCCGTTCTACTTCTAAGATTTGGTCTTTAACATGGGCGTAGTCTGATACTGGCACTACTGAGTCTGGGTCTGCTGTTTGGCGTATAACTGAGCAGGGGTAGAACTTATCAAACTTAACGGGTGGGTCAGATACCTCTAGGATTGATTTGTCACCGCCTTTTTGCATCCAATAAACTTTGCCGGTTGCTTTGCACCAAACTTCGTATAGCTCTGCTTTGCCCTCGTATTTGTCATCTTTACGAGCTATATCTTTCTTGATTACTTCTGGATAGGAGTCGTATTGCA